TTTTCTTCAGTAGTAGTTGATGCGGGCGGTCCAGGCGGACGGTTGCCCTTGCTGGAAATAGTATTTGTCGCGCTGGGCGATGAGTTCGGCTTCGACGAGCTGTTCCATGGCGAGAGCTTTGTCGAGCTGGCCGTCTTCGGTGAGGAGATCACTGGCGAGTTGGTAGCCGACTGCTTTGGCGAGCACGGTGGGCACGGTGGCGGAAAGGTTGCTGGTGCTGTATTCGGTCGGACGAATCCGGTAGCGGACATACACGTCATCAGGCAGATCGGTGCTTTGCGGGAAGCGCACGCTGTCGCCGAGGAGGGTGTAGGCGATCTCGCGGGGAGCAACGTGGGTCACCGGGTTGTCGCGGTAGACCGCAAAGACTTCGCCCATGGGAGTCTCGCCGGATTGCTCGTAGTCGATGTAGAAACCATTGGTCTCGTTGCCTTGCACGGTGCGGCTTTCGACGCGCATGAGTTCCGGCCAATCTGCCCATTCCCAGGCGTCCGCGATGCGCTCGTTGGCGGCGGCGACCATCATTGTCCTCGCGCCGCTTGGGATTGAATCGATGGACGACGAATCGTTGCCGACGCGCTGCCAGGCGCGGAGGAGGATGGATTGTAAGGTGACGGTTCTCACGGAGACACTAAGGCGCTAAGGGGTCGGAGACGGGTTCGGGGAGCGGGGTGATGGTGACGGTGTCGCCGGACCAGACCCATTCGCGGGTGCGGGTTTCGGGGGCGCGGACGGTGCTTCCGCCGGCGGCGAGGATCTGGTTGATGCCGGTGGCGCTGCTGACGTAGAGGGTGAGGAGTTGTTCGCTTTGCGCTTGGCCGAGGCGCTCGAGGACGGCTTGGAGGGTGGCGTCGTCGAGGGCGAAGATTTTGGCGTGCAGGGACGACAGGCTTTGCGCGTAGAGTTCGCCGTAGTATCGGCTGGCGGCGGCGGCGCGGTCAATGTCGGCCAAGGCGCGTTCGGCGGGCGTGATGGGCAGGAGTTGCGCGTGGGCGCTGGCGGCGAGGAGGAGGATGAGGAGGTGTTTCATAATTTTACGGGGCCATTTTGGTGACGGACACCATCGACGATTGGATAAGCGTTGTGGCGTCTGCGGAGTTGTTTATGGGATACCAGCGGTAGTTCATGGTGTTCGCATTGCTGCTGGTCAAAACGTAGACAAAGCCCGCCACGGCAAAGCGTCCTCCTGTGGCTGCGGCAGAAACATTCGCCAGCGCGATTACTGTGGCATTCGTGCCAGCGTTGATCGCCGTCACAGTAGTGTTTGCCGCTTGGCCTACGCCTGTGCGATGGGTGAATTCCGACAGATTGGTCGTGAACCCTAGTGCGTGAGCAAATCCAGAGTTGGTGGTGGCGACCCACGCGATGGCGTATTCCACGCGATAAAAGCTGTTGGCATCGAGTGACCACGATCCCATCTGCGTATCGTTGTTGGTTGATTGCGTATTAGCGTTGAATGCCCAATTTGTCTTGGTTTGGTCGTTGGTGGTGAATTTCGTGACGATGCGGCTGGCTACAAACGAGGAGCTTCCTGCGCCGTCAGCGGTGAGGAGGGCGCCGTTGGCGGCAGCGCCGCTGAATGGCGCGGGCAAATTGCTGGCCACATTGATGCCGAGGTTGGTGCGAGCGGCGGCGGGGCTGGCGAGGTTGGCCAGATTATCCTCCGAGTTAAGCAGTGTGCGCGTGCCGTTGGTCGAATCGCGGAAGCGCAGGACATTGGTGTCGCGCCAGATGCCGCCGTTGGTAGCGAGAATATTGGTGCCGATGCGAAGGCCATTTGAGGCCCAGATGGGGTTGGTCCAAGTGAGGACGTTGGTGCGGCTGGAGCGGATGATGCCGTTGGTGTCGGTGACGAGGCCGATGTTTTGCGCGAGGGCCGAGCTGGCAAACATGAGGGCGGCGATCAGGATTGCCGAAAGCGGGAAAGCTACGGAGCGGACGACGCTGTCGGTGCCGGTGACTTTGAAGGTCAGGGTTTCGTTGTCGGTGATTTCGACTTGCATGGTGCGGGTTGTGTTGCCGTCGTCGTAGATGAGAAATTGAGCGTCGGAGAAAACGTCGGGCATGGTGCCGGCGTAGGTGTAGTCGGCGTCCCTGCTGCTTCCGCCGGTGGCCGTGCGAATGTAAATGCCTGCCTGCTTGCGGCTGACCGGCCAGACGCCGCTCGCCGTGCGGACGAGCCAGGCGCTATTAAGCGCGGCGGTGCCGTCGAGCGGGAGGTCGTTGTAGGTCGCAACCTCGCCGTCGATGTAGCTCGCCCCTCCTCCACCGGAGCCGGTGAAGTCGAAGTTGCCGCTTAGTGGATTGAGCCTGACTCCCATTGGAAATTTGAAATTACAGATTTAAGAGCGGACGACGGTGGCGATGCGGGCGTCGTCCGAGGACGGGGTTCCGCCGACATAAGTGAATGTCAGCGTGGCGACGGTGTTGGTGCCTTCTTTGTAGACCACGGTGCTCAGGTTGTTGGTGGAACCCACGTAGTTCAGCTCGACGGTGGTATGCTGCGGGATGTTGAGGCCCGGGATGTTGCGGACTTGGACGTTGGGGTTCATGGGAAGGAGTGACGAGTGACGGGTGACGAGTGACGAGTGCGGCGGGTCCGGAGGCCCCGCCCTACCCGATTACTCAAAGTTCTGGTTTCAAGTTTCATACTTAGGCGGCGGCAGGGGTTGCGGTGGCGCCGCGGGCGGCGAAGGCTCCGCCCATGGATTGGGGCTGGCTGGCTAACGCGGGGACGGCGCCTACTCGGCCGATCTGGGCGTTTTGGATTTGGGTCATTTGGAATTGGAGGGCTTGGGCTCGGGCATCGACCATGCCTTTGTAGATTTCGTCGCCGGCGTAGCGTTGCTGGAGCTGGGGATTCGCCTGGATGGCGCCTTGGAGGACTTGGAGGCGGAGCTGGGGGTTGACGCCTTGTTCGGGTAACGGGGGTTCGACGCCGGCGGCGATCTTGGTGAGGGCGAGTTGTTCGTCTTCGGCCTCTTGGGCGGTGGCGACTTGTTGGCTGCGGACGATCATGGACGCCAGGCTCGGATCGACGGCGCCGACGATGAAGTTGACCAATCCGGCGCGGTCGATGACGCCGGCGACGTCGAGGGGGACGGCGACCTTGGCGATGTATTCGAGCTTTTTTCCGAGGACTTCGGCGTCGAGGTCGCGGACGTCGAATTCGGTGACGAGGTCGTAGCGGCCTTGGATGGCTTCGCGGGATACCTGGAAGGGGGCGGGCATGGCGCCGGCGACGCGGGCGATCTCGGTGTCCGAGAGGTATTGCTGCATCAAGGCGAAGGCTTGGGCCATGACGGCTTTGCAGCTGCGGAGCCAGCGGTCGACCATGGTTTGCTGCGTCAGCATGGTAAGCGGCTGCGGGACCGACTGGCTGAAGCGGCCGAAGTATTCGTCCACGTCGCGGCGGGTGGCGGCTTCGATTTCGATGGTGCCGCTGTCGAATCTCGGTGGATCCATCCATCCGAATTCGTTGGGCCTTCTCTCCGGGATCTGGGCGCCGGGGCCGAAGATGAGGTTCAACTTGCCGCGGTTGGCGGGGACGCGGACGGGCGGGAGGACGGCGACGGCGGCGCGGTCGCTGCGGAAGTCGCGCTGGGTCTTGATCTCATACTGCTGGCTCTCGAGGAGCTCGGGGACGCCGCGGGATTCAAGGAGGTTGCGGGAGATGCGTTCGCGGGCGAATTCGACGAAGGGGTAGTCGCCGTGGCTATACGGGAGGAGTTCGGAGACGGCGACTTCGTCGGCGACGGATTCGTGAAGGACGGTGTAGTGGACGCGGGTGGTTTGGTCCTTGTTGAATTGCTTCTGGTAGTAGTGCCAGAGCTCGATCATCTCGCGCTCGGTTTCGAGGTTGATGATTTCTTGGCGGTAGTAGTTGCGGATGGGCCTGCGATAGCTGCCTTTGTGTTTGAGGGCTTCGGTGACGAAGGCTTCGTCGTAGCCGTCGGTGACGATGCGTTCGCGGAGTTCGGTTTCGGTGACGAGCTCGCGCCAAGCGACGTAGCGGGCGCGTTGGAGGTCGGCCGTCTGAGCCGGGAAATAAATATCTTCCCACGGCTCGAGGGCGACGAATTCGGGGCGGTTCTCGAAGAGGTAGGGGTTCTCGTAGGTGCAGGCGCCGGTGTTGCGGAGGTCGCGGACGCAGCCGACTTTGCCGGCGGCGGGGCCGAAGAGGTCGCTGAGCATTTGCTTGGCGTCGTCTTCCTGGAGCGGGTCCATGATGCTCTCGAGGAGGATCTGGATGACGGGGTCGCCGGTTTCGGCGAGCATGGCGGCGAGCTGGTCGAGGGTGATGGTCTTCGACTCGGTGCGGGTGGTGCGGCGCCAGAAAACGCCCATGATCCCCAGGCCGTATTGCTCTTGCATTTGCGCGAGGAGCTCGACTTCGCGGCGGAGGTCGTCGGCGCAGTGCTGGAAGAGCATCCATTTGAGCGCGGTCTCGGCGCTGACTTTGGCGGCGTAGTCGCCGCTCTCGACGGGCTGGAGCTGGAGTTTGCTGCGGAAGAAGGCGTTGGTGAGGAGGGCGACGTTCTCGTTGCAGATTTGGTCGGCGAGGCGGACGCGGGCGTCGGAGGCGCCTTCCCAAGGGAAGGCTTGGCGGCCGAGGGCGGCGGTGTGCTTGCGTCCGTCGGGGCTTTGGCCGGACCAGATGGCGTGGCGGACTTCGTAGTTGCGCTGCTTTTTGTCGAGGTAGCCGGAGACGTCGGACTCGGCCTCTTGGATGTTGAGGAGGAAGCCGCGGATGTCGTCCGCGGAGGGCCTGCCGAGGGTGGCTTCGTAGTTGTAGCCGGAGGAGTCCACTATGCGGCCTCCTTGGAGTTGGCAGTATTCAGTTGGCAGTTGGCAGAGTCAGAGATTTGAGATTTCAGATTGGAGATTTCAGAGGGACAGATGCCGGAGGGCTCGGCGGGGCGGAAGTCGAGGCCGGCCATGCTGATTTGGGTTTTGGCGGACTTGGATTCGACCCGGCATTCGGGGTTGTCGCGGAGGAGGCTTTTGAGCCAGTCTTTGTCGCGGGTGATGCCGGGGTTGCGGCGTTCCCAGTCGACGAAGGCGAAGGCGTCGATGCTGGCGACGTGCTGGCCGACTCCTTCGATGTGGGCGTGCTCGAGGACGGCGTTGGCTTGGGCGATGCGCATTTGCCGGGCGCGGGCGTTGACGGCTTGGGCATACCAGCCGCGTTGGAGTTCCTCTTTGACGAGGGCGCCGAGTTCGGTGTCGAGGTCGAGCATGAAGAGAGGGCGGAGACCGGAGACCTGAGACCTGAGTGAACTGGTCACGGCGGGTCCGGAGGCCCCGCCCTACCCTCTACTCAGGCTTCATGTTTCAGCCTTCAGCCTTGGTTGTTCGAAGTTTCACGCGATTGCGGCCCTGGGAGTTTTCCCTGATTCCCACCATGAGTTGCCGAGTTGGCGACAAGCCCAGGGCCGCAAGGTGCGTGCTACCTCGTTAGGTCAGCGTGTCGAGCTGGGCGACGTTGAGGAAGATGTGGACTTCCCCGGCGTTGAGCTCAGCCAGGTCGTAGCTCGCCATGGAGGCGAAGCGTGCGACGACGGCCGTGGCCGCGACGTAGGCGTTGGTGGTGTTCGTGGCGTTGGCCAGAACTTCCGAGCCGTTCACGTTGATCTGCTGGGCGTTGACGTAGCGGGTGGCGCTGCCGGAGTCGCCGATGGACAACGTGTTGCTGTTGTAGGCCGTGGTGCCGACGAGCTCGAAGGGAGTCTTCAAGTAGACGGCGGTGCCGCGGACGACACTGTTGGCCGGCAACGTGACCAAGGTGATGTCTTGGGCGGTGTTGTCGGTGCTCTCCGTCAGATCGGTGTGATCGATGACGAAGCGGTAGTTGTAGCCACGAGGGGCTTCGTTGACGCTGCGGAATATGTTGGTTGTCATAATAGTGATTTCCTCCGATTAGTCCGCGGTGCTGGCGATCTTGCCGTGCACGAGGGGGTTATCGACTTGCAAAGCAGCAATGGTGTCGACAATACCCCTGGGCCCCCCGCCGGCGTCGTCCAAAGGCAAATATCTCGGACGGCGGTTGTAGCGGATCGAGACGCCATCCATGTCGAGGATGTAACCGCGGCGCAGCTGGGAAGCTGTGACTTGGTCTTTCGCAAGAAATAGGGATGGTGTGAGGGCCAACTCGCCGAAGTCGCCGATGAAAATATCGACCTTCGCCGTGTAGCTGAGGTCCGCGCTGTCTTGGTTGAAGAGGCGGACGGTGGCGCCGGTGTTGGCCGAGCCGAACTGGACTTGCTGGAAGCCGGTGAAGCGGCGTTTCAGCGTGGGTCCGCAGAGCAAGGTGTAGCTCTTGTTCTTGCCGCACTGCTCATACAACGACTGGAGCAGCGCCTGGATGGTGCCATCCGTGATGCTGTTGGTCGCGGTCGTGGTGATCGAGGCAGTGGGTGTGCGGTAGGCCGACGGAACGGCCGTGGCTGAGTCCGATTGCGCACCGTTGCTGATCCAGCTACCCAGGCCCCTCGTTTTATAGGGTGTGTTGCCGGATTGTTCGGTGCTGTCTTGGTCGGAGCAGAACACGGATTCGAGGTCACGAGCGAGTTCCTGCAAGGCCCGGGTCACCGATCTGGCCATCTCACGCTTGCGGCCGATGCCGGCGACATCCGAGACGGACTCGGCGAGGTCGTCGACCTTGGGCAGACGCCACATCTTTTGGATGCGGCCGTAGAGGCGGGCGCGGTTGGCAGCTTGGTTAGCGAACGTGGTAGCGTCCTGGTTGGAGAGCACGCCGGTGAGGACGGGCTCGTTCATTGCGTCGACGAGCCAGCTAAAGAGCGGGTTGGTCGGTTCTTTGGATTTCTTGGCCATCGAGAGCAACGGAGTGCTCTTTTGGTCCGCAACCGCGATGAGGTCCGCGAGATCCTCGCGTGCGCCCACCTGGTTGGTAATGAGAAGTTCAGCCATTTTGTTTTCCTCCTTGGGAAATGTTGGTTTCTTGGATTGGTCGGAAAGGCATCACACGATGCTCTCCATGAATGCCTCGAGGGCGGAGCGATCGCCTCGCGCCTTGAGCACGGAGTCGGCCTTTTGCCGCAGAGCCGCGCTCGATGAACTGGACACTTTGGGACTGGCGCTCGGAGTCGGAGTTTTCGGCACCTTGTCGGTGGCCGCCGCTTTCGTCGCCGGTGCTTTACGATCGGCAGTGGCTCGCTTTTCCAGCTGCTCGATCCTTTTTCTACGCAGATTTTGTCCTGCAAACGCGTCGCCGATGATGAGCTCCATGTTGGGGTAGCTCATGAGGTGTGGATATTGCTTTAGCGTGGCCTGCATCGCCTGGTATTCGACGGAACCTTTTTGGAAGAGTTCCGGATAGAAGGTTTTTGCTTCGGGCAGGGTTTGCTCGCGGATGCGGATGTATTCCTGCTGTTTTGGAGCGGCTTTGAGCAGGGCGCGGGCGTTGGCCCGGATCTGCTTGATGGCGTCGGCATCGTAGAACTTTTCCTCGCCATTGATCGTGACGGTGGCACCGTCGCGATGGTCGTCGCTCCAATCCAAAGCGGCCTGCGCTTTGGCAATCTCCGCCTCGACGGCGGCTGCGTCTGTGAAAGAGCTCAACGGGTTGTCGGGGTCTTTGAAGATGACCGGTGGCTTGGCTTCGGCGGCGGCTTTGGCCTCCGCGAGTTGGGCCTTCAGCTCGTCGAGCTGCTCGAGGGCTTCGCGCTTTTGGGCGGTGAGCTTGTCGATGCGTTGCTGGACCTTGGAGGGTTCGGGCTCGGTATCCGGGCTTTCTTCCTCGTCGGTCCCCTCGCCGGCACTGTCGTCCGGTTCGGCGTCGTCTGATGTTTCGGTTTTTTCTTCGGTGTCCCCGGCGTCTTCGGCGGCTGGCTCGGAGTCTGGCTCTTTGTCGGCTGCGTCGGTTCCGCTGGTTTCTGCGTCTGGCTCGGTTGTGGCGTCTTTCGGCTTGGTGAATTGGACGCCGAGGTTTTCGGCGATTTCAGCGAAGTCGATGTCGGCGACATCCGGACCGGTTTGCACCTTGTCGGTGGTGTCTGTTGCCATGGTTAGTGGGTCCAAGTCCCGGCAGCATTAGTTGCGGGCGTCGTGGTTGACGCCGTGCGTGCGTGGCCAATGCAGAATGCCTTGCGCATGCGCATTGACGTAACGCGACGGATGGCGGAGCGATAGGGAGCGGCGGACGAACTGGCAACAACGCGCACCAACTGGCGCCAATTAGCGCGTTTTAGGACGGAGTTTTAGCCACGGATAGACGCGGATTGTCACGGATGGGAGGAGATTGGAGATTTGAAATTTAAGATTTCAAAAATGCTCCGTAGTTCAAGCGTGGCTTGAACTATTGTGCAGTTTGTATGCGGCGGGTCCGGAGGCCCCGCCCTACCTTGAGCCGGAGACGGACGGCGGGTCCGGAGGCCCCGCCCTACCTTGAGCCGGCGACGGTGATGTAGAGGAAGCCGATGTTGCCGAGGGTGTAGCCGAGGAAGGCGATGCCCATGCCTACTTGGCCTTCGCGGAAAAAGCCGATCGCGGTGAGGACGTAGCAGATGGTGCAGATGAGGAGCGGGGTGAATGTCATAGCCGGTAGCCGAGGGTCCAGAGGATGCGGGCGAGGTCGCTGCTGCGTTTGTCAATGACGTCTTCGCTCATCTCGGGGAAGGCGGCGTGGAGGAATTCGTGCAGTTCGATGCGGAGGCGCTTGCGGCCGGTGAGGCGGTTGTCGATGAGGATGCGGTGGTCGACCTTGGTTGCCGGATCGGTGGGATCGGGGGTGAAGGCGTAGCCTTCGTTGTCGCCTTTCAAGCGCACGTAGCGCCAGGGCCACATGCGGCGGTTGATGCGGAAGCGGTGTTGCATGGCGGCGGGTCCGGAGGCCCCGCCCTACCCTTTCTTGAGGCGGTAGTGGGGGACGGGGCGGGCGCGTTGTTCGAGTTGGATGACGAAGTCTTGGCGTTCGGCGGCGCCGGCTTTGATTAGTTTGCGGATGCGCTCGCTGACGGTGACGTGGGCTTTGTTCAATTCGGCGGCAAGTTCGGCAACGGTGAACCAGCCGGGGGGAACGTCATCGAGTTTCACTTTGGGCTGAGCCAACTGCTGGCAAAAGTCGGCGAGTGAGGATTCGATTTGCTCGGAGGTGATCTTCGATTTTTTGGTCATAGCCGGGTGACTTTGGGTGCCGGGGGGTTGTAGAAGATGTGATGCGGGGTCGGGAGTTCGCCCGAGGGTTTGCCGCGCCAGTCGAGGATCAAGATGCTGGGGCGCGGGATGGCGTCGGGGACGACTTTGTGTCCGTGGCGGGTGAGGAATTGCCATCCGCCGGTGACGCCGATCAAGCCGGAGCCGTCGCTGTAGACGCCGCCGCAATGGCGGTGGGCGCGGAGGTAGACTTGGGCGACGGGATGGCCGGCGCGGACGCTATTGAGGCGGGCGTTGCCGAGGGTGATGCTGAGCGCGGAGGCTTCGAGGTAGGCGCGGCTGGTCACGCCGATATGGTGGGTGGCGTCGATGGCGCAGCCGTGGATGTTGATGAGCCATTTCTCGCGGGCGACTTCGTCCTGGGCGCCGATGAGTTTGGCGAGGTAGGTCTCGACGTTATGGGTATGGCATTCGGTGCCTTTGGTGATGAAGGTGGCGGCGGCTTTGGCGGTGAGCGGCCGGAGGGTTTCGGCGGCCATGGCGCAGTGGTTTTCGATCAAGCTGGCGACGACTTCGGGAGAGCGATGGTGGATGCCTTCGGTGGCGTCGCCGTTGACGAGGACCGCATACGGATCGCCGGCGGCGAGGTCGGCGACTTGGCCGAGGGCGTTTTGCCAGCATTCCCAGAGCCAGGCTTGGTGGTGGTTGTTGCCGAAGCCGATGGTGTTGCCGGCGAGGTTCTCGCTGTCGGGGGGCATCAAGCCGACCGACGATCCGCAATGGAGGTCGGAGACGACGACGAGGATCGAGGTCTTGGGAACGGCTTTCTTCTTGGGCATGCGCTTAGTGTGGGGAAGGCGCAGTGGGTAAATAAGGACCGCCTACCTGCGCAAAACCTTCCCGGTGCATGGGTAACGAAGGAGCGGGGCCGTCCGTGGAATAGATCCGGCGAGCATTGGCGACGCCATGCTTTGCAGTATTTTTGACGCGTTGCCTTGTGGCCATGCGGTCGGAGCAATGCGCGTGTGGGCGGCGGATTGCGAGGGGGGCGTGTCGCAATGCGCACGAATTGACGCGAATTAGCGCGAATTAGCGCGTTGGAGACGGAGGGCGGCGGGTCCGGAGGCCCCGCCCTACCCTACAGACCTTGTGGCGATGCGATGGCGTCGGCTCTTCTTGCGGCGAGGTCTTCTTTGAGAGCGAGGATGGCGTCGAGGCCGCCGGCGGTGTGGGCCAGGAGCGGCGGCTGTTGCGCGGTTTGCGGGGCGCGGACGATCGCCTGGGCGTCGCCGATGTGTTCGTCGATGATTGCCATTATTCCGGCCCAAAGCGGTGTGGATTCGGGCACGGCCAGGGCGGCGCGTTTCTCTTTGTCGGTCAACGTGGGGACGTTGAGTTCGATGCGCCACGTGAAGAGGCGCCGGATGAGGTTGATGAGCCAGGTCATGTTTCTTCGAGTTGCAGGGTCTTTACGATGTCGCTGCGGCGGAACCATTTCTTGGCGATGCCGCGGAGTTTGACGGGTTTGAGGAGTCCGCTTTCCAACCACTTGCGGTAGGTCGCGGGGGTGATTTGCAGCCATTCGAGGATGTCTGCGCGTTTGAGGAGGTGTTTTTGCATGGTTTGGAGTTGGCAGTTGGCAGTTTTCAGTATCAGTTGGCTTGCTCCTGCAAGCCTGTCTCGCAGACTCGGCTGGCAGGGGGAGAAGGGAGAAAGGCCCAGTGGCTTACATAAAGGCCAGCTGGTTCGGCTTCGGGGCTTTCGTAGCGGTTGGAATCAGGATTCCAATGCCAGTCGTCGAAACACTGGCCCCACATCTGGCTTTCGTTGTCATCCGGGGCAATGCGGCAGCCGACGACGACTTGCTCAATGTTCGGCAGCCAAAGCAAGACCGGCTCGTTAAGTGGTGGATGCTGCGTGCTGACTTCGCGCCATGATGAGTTGGGTGTGGTCATAGTTTCAGGTTTCAGGTTTCTGGTTTCCGGTTTCAATAACTTCCAAGGGGTTCGAAGCTGAGGTCTTCGTTTTGCAGATGCCTTGCGCCGCTGAGGACGAGGTATCTTATGACGTCGACGAAATCACGGCAGGCGCCGGTTTTGCCGTCGCGGCCGGTCCATTCTTGGAGGGCGTAGATGGTGTTCTTGCACCGGTCGGCGACGTAGAGTTTGGGTTGGTTGAGGGCGCTGACGGGTTGGGTGGTGTCATAGGCCAAGAGGTCGTTGATGAGGGTGACGCCTTCGTTGACGGTGTCACCGGGGGCGGCGAGGAAGGCGAGGTCGATCTCGGCGCATTCTTCGATCAAGGTGGTGGCGCCTTCGCGGGCGACGGTTTGGGCGTTGCCGTAGCGGGAGTCCATGAGGCGTTCGAAGACGGGGAGCGGTTCGCCGGGCGGGAGGCCGGCTTCGCGGCCGAGTTCTTTCTCGATGGCTTCGATCTCGGCTTTGTATTCGAGGAGGCCGAAGCCGAAGCATTTCTGCGCGTCGCCGGGGCGGCCGTCGTGCTTCTTGCCGTCGGGCTCGGCCCAGGCGCCGGGGAAGCCGACGCCGGGGATGTAGCGGTCTTGACCGGGCCATTCCTGGATGATGAAGCAGCGGCCGATGTCGTCGAAGCGGGCCCAGATTTGCGCCCAGTTGCGGGCGCCGCAGGGGTCGACGACGTGGTAGACGGTGCCGGTGCGCGGGATGCGGTCGACGGGGACGACGTGGACTTTGTCGTTGAAGCGGGGAAATTGGTTGCCGATGGACTTGGTGGGGACGCCGTAGGCTCTGACGAGGATTTCTTCTTTCTTGGCCTTGAGCAGTTCGGTGCGGAGCTCGGGGTAGCCGCTGAAGGGGTTGTCTTGGGTCCAGAAGTATTGGACGCGGCCTTTGCGGCGAGCTGGCTCTTGGAGGGTCGGGAGGCGTTCGTGGCCGATTATGACTTTGGCGTCGTCCGGAGCGTCGGAGTGACGAGTGACGAGTGACGAGTGACGAGTGTCGGAATCGGCTTGGCCGTAGATGGGGAGGAGTTCGGCTTCGCGGTCTTCGAGGGTTTTGGCACCGGAGAGGTAGTCTTTGACGACGGCGCTGTAGCCTTCGATGGGGGTGAAGGTGAGCAGGAGCCAGCCTTTGCGGGTGATGAGGCGGAAACGGGCGGTTTCGAGGAAGGTGCTGGGGACCAGTTCGTCGAACCAGATGCCGTCCACCTCGCCGCCTTCGATGGTGCTGACGTCTTGGCTGTAGTTGCGGAAGAAGCATTGGGCGCCGTTGGGGAGGACGAAGGAGTTTTCGGCGAAGCCGGTTTTTTGTCCGTAGCTGATATTGGTGACGCGGGATTTCTTGGTGTTGCGGTATTCCGGCGGCATGTATTTCCACAGGAGGGGTTGCTGCATTTCGACGGAGTTGCCGGAGGTCTCTTGGAAGCACCAGAAGCGGCCGTCGGGTTTGTCGAGCATGGCTTTCATGATGCGCTTGGCGGCGTAGGAGGATTTGCCGGAGCGGTTGCCGCCGAGGATGAGGAGCTCGCGGTGTTCGTCGAGGATGGCGTCGGCCTGGCGCCAGGCGTCGGGCTCCCATTCGTAACGCAGCGGGTCGTTCTTCTCGTTCGCTATTTGCTCTTCGCGGATGCGGTGGAATTCGGTGAGCTGGTCGACCGTCATGCGGCGGACGCCGTCTTTGAAGCGCAGGAGGATGTTCCCGGCGGGGTCGCGGCCGAGGATGGAGGGCGCTTCGTGGATGGGATGGTCGCTAAAGATCATGAGGCGCCAGTTGGCAGTTGGCAGTTTTCAGTTGGCAGAGTGTCGGAATGCCTCAAGGGGGCTTGGCTTTGGTTGTGGGCGTAGAGGCCGACGAGCTTGATGAACGCGGCGGAGTGTTCGTCGCTTTCGGAGTTGAGCCAGGCGGTGCAGTCTTCGGCAATTTGTGCCAGGGCGGTGCGGAGCTGGTTGCGTTCCTGGGTGACGTATTTGAGCGACTGCTTGGTCATGCGGTGCTCGGTGCGTTCGGCCCAAAGGTCGAGTTTGGCGTGGTCGGTAGTCATGAGGTCGGAGTGTTCCAGTTGAACCGTGGGTGGATCGGATACTGCTGCATGATTTCGTCGCGGCGGCGGCGGGCTTCTTCGAGGTCGTGGGTCTTGAGGTTCCACGTGAGGCGCTGGCGCTTGATGACGGGATCGTAGGGCGTGAGGCGCATCCAGTAGCCGCTGCCGTTGTTCTTCCAGAGGAATTTGTCCTGGTGCCAGGCGAAGTAGTTTTTCTTCATTTCAGCTTTTCAGCTTTCCAATCTTCCGGCAGGTCGAGGTCGTAGCCGTGGCCGTCTTGGGGGTTGCCGATTAACCGGATGTCGGGTTGCCAGTAGAAGCGGAAGTGGCCGCCGGGGCAGCGGACGCCGAATTCGCAGTTGTGGTCGGTGCCGTAGATGACCATGACTTTGGCGGTGCCCTCGCCGTGCGGGCACATGACGGGCCATGGGGGGTCGAGTTGGATTGCTATTGTCATAGAAGTTGGCAGTTTTCAGTTTTCAGTTGGCAGAGTTGTAGGCGGCGCGGAGTTTGCGGACGTCGATGATGGCGGCGGGGTCTTGCGTGATGGCGTGGACGATGTTGTCGACGTAGGCGGCGCGGCGGGCCCGGAGGTCCCGCCCTACCTGGAAGATGGCGTCGTAGTTGGCGCGGTATTTGTCGCCGTCGACGGGTCGGGGTTTGCTGCCTTTGCCGGCCATGATTTACCAGGGTTGCTGCCCTTCCCCTTCGGATGTTTCGGGGAGGAGTTCTTTCTGCGCTTCTTTGATTTTGATGAAGCCGCCGATGAATTTGACGTCGGTTTTGGTGACGCGTTTCCAGGCGGTAAGTTTGTATTCGGCTTGGGTGCCGTCGGGTAAGGTGAGCAGGGCCGTGCCGCTGAAGTCGGGATGGGTCTCGTCCTTTTTGTATTTGTTGGGGAAGAGGGTCCAGGTGTTGGGTTTGGGTTGGTATGATGACATGAGAAGTTGAGGGTTGAGAGATGAGGGTTGAGGGTTTGAGGTGGGCGGTTAGTCGGCGCGGTCTATTTGGTCGAAGAGTTGGAGGACGTCGTCGAGGGCGCGGATCATGCCGGATTGGACGATGCACATGCGTTCGTAGACGTCGGCGCGGCGGGGGTCGTCGCCGGCGCGGGCGTCGGCGGCGTAGCGTTGGTTGTGGTTGTAGCGTTCGATGGCGCGGCTGCGGAGTTGGTGAACCCCTTCCCTGGCCATGCTGGCTTGTTTGAGGAGGCGTTCGTTGTGCTCGCGTTCGACTTGCCAGCGTCGGGCCCAGGTGTCGGACGTGTTCAGCTCGGCGTTCATGCGTTCGATTTTTTCTTGGTGGCTCATATCAATCGTCTCCGTTGGGGTCGTTGAAGTTGTTGGGCTTGTAGGTTTGGCGTTCGGCTTTGTTGTTGGAGTAGAGTTTTTCGGTGCTGCTGCGGAATTGGGTGATTTCGGCGTCGAAGTGCATCTCTATTCGGCCGACGGGGCCGTTGCGTTGTTTGGCGAGGATCAAGACGGCTTTGCCTTTGTCTTCTTCTTTATGACTTACGCGCTCGGGCCTGTGCAGGAGGGCGACGACGTCGGCGTCTTGTTCGATGCTGCCGGATTCGCGGAGATGGCTGAGCTTGGGTTCGGCGCGTTCTTCGGCGTCGCGGTTGAGCTGGCTGAGGGCGATGACGGGGACGCTGAGTTCTTTTGCGGTGGCTTTGAGGCCGGAGCTGATTTCGTCGATCTCGAGGCGGCGGTCTTGGGCGGCGCGTTTGGTGGCGCCTTTCATGAGCTGGAGGTAGTCGACGATGAGGAGTTTGACGCCGTGTTTGGCGACGGCGCGGCGGGCGCGGGCGCGGAAGGCGGCGATGGTGAGCGCGGGGGTTTCGTCGAGGTAGAGGGGGGCGGACTGGATCTCGCCGACGATGCGGCCGAGTTTGCTCATTTCGTCTTTTGACATAAAGCCGTCGCGGACGCGTTGGAGTTTGACGCGGGCTTGGGTGCAGAGGACGCGTTCCATGAGCTCTTCGCCGGTCATTTCGAGGCTGAAGAGGGCGGTGGGGACCTGATCGTGGAGGCAGGCGTGTTCGGCGATGTTGGTGGCAAAGGCGGATTTGCCCATGCTAGGGCGGGCGGCGATGATGATGAGTTGGCCGGGCTTGAGGCCGCCGGTCATGCGGTCGAGGTCGGTGAAGCCGGTGGCGATGCCGATGGGTTTGCCGCGTTTTTTGTGGGCGAGTTCGATGCGCTGGGCGGCGGCGTCGACGGCGTCGGCACAGTGGATAAGGCCGGTCTGCCGGGTCTCGAGGCGGAGGTCGAGGAGGAGTTTTTCGCTGGCGTCGAGGATGTCGTCGGTGGGTTTTTGGAAGTTGCGGGATTCGAGGATGAGCTCGAGGCCGATGCGGTGGATCTCGCGGCGGCGCCAGTAGTCGCGGAGTTGGTCGGCCCAATGGGTGAGGTTGCCGGCGATGCGGGTGTATTCGGCTGTAATGTAGCCGGGGCCGCCTTCGATCTTGGCGAGTTCGCCGGATTGGCGGAAGGCCTCGGTGAAGGTGAGGAGGTCGACGGGTTGGCGTTTGTGGGCGAGGTCTTTGAGGAGGAGCCAGGCGGTGCGGTTGACGGGGGCGTAGAACCAGTCGTCGGCGACGAGCTCGAGGGCGGCGTCGAGGGTGGGCTGGCCGCCGTGGAGGATGGTGCTGATGAGGGAGGCTTCGGCTTCGTGGGACCAGAGGGGGATGGTGGTGGAATCGGGAGTGGTCATTTCAGATTTCAGATTTGAGATTTCAGACGAGGCGGGAGCGGCGGCGGGCTTGGCGTTGGAGTTTGCGGAGGCGGAGGCGTTTGACGCGGGCGCGGCCGCGGAAGTTGGTGGCGGTGGTGCCGCTGTCTTTGCGGCGGAGTGGACGGCCGAGCAGGGTGTGTTTGGACCATTTGCGTTTGACGACGGGACCGGCGTTGTAGGGCTCGGCGCGGCGCAGTTTGGTTTTGGAGCTGGGGATCATTGGAGGTCGGGGTCGAGGGCTTCGCTGCGGGCTTGTTGGGCGCGTTTGGTGAGCGGGGCGCAGAGTTTCAAGGCGTGTTCGAGTTTCTCGATGCGTTTGGCGGCTTTGTCATAGAGCTCGGCGAGCTGGATGCTGGTGGGAGCGGTGGGGAAATCGGGGGGGAATTTCCGGTAGGGCGTGAAGCCGGCGCGGCCGACGGTGTAGGTGTGGTTGGTGGTGTTCATCGGAGGAACCAGGCGAGGCCGAGGGCGAGGTATGTGCAGAACGCGGCCAGGACGAGGAGGCCGGTGCGGAGTTGATGGCAGGTTTTGTTTGTCATAGAGGGGTTGCCCCCGCCTGTTTCATGCGGTGCACTACTTTGTGGCGCCCGGTCGGCGGATCTCCCGCCGCACCATGGGTCAGGGGCAAAGGGTTGAACCAGATGGCTTCTTGGATCTGGCGCTTGAGGCGTTTGTAGGCGCGGAGCTTGTGCCAGGCGGGGCTGCTGGCGTGCCAGCCGCCGCAGATGGGGCAGTGGTAATGGCGCATGCCGGGCTGGTCGGCCACGGCGTCGGCATGCCGTGCGTAGCGGACTTTGCGGTTGCACATGCGGAAGGCTTTGACGATGGCGCGGCTCATGGGATTCACGGAAAGCGGGGGTCGTTGTCGTCGAAGATGAGGGCGACGATGAGGGCGAGGAGGGCGAAAAGCAGGAGGTAGGCGAGGATTTGGGGGATCATGCGGCCTCCTTTTCGGCGAGGGTGATGGCTTCGCGGATCTCGGCGCGGAGGCTGTCGGGGACTTGGCTCCAAGCGGTGTAAATGGCGGGGTCGGCGTCGGGGTAAAGGAGGGCGAGGATCTCACGCCAGTTGTCGACGGGCGGGGCGGCCCCTTCTTTTTTTTGCGATTTTTCGGGATGCAATCCTTGGCGGTCGCAATAGCGGGCGGCGCGGGTGAGTTCGCCGGACCAGTTGTTGAGGAGGGTGGCGAGGTCGCGGCGGCGGATGTCGTCGCGATCGGGGATGTCGGCGGCGTAGTAGGCTTCGAGCTGGAGCCATTCGGTGTCGGAGGTGGCGGCGACGGCGGTGTAGGCGAGTTTCCAAGCGCGGCGGGTGGCGCGGTCGAGCGGGGTGTAGGGACGCATGCGGAAGAGCGCCATGGCCCGGAGGAGGTTTGCGGGTTTTTCTTCAGCCGGAGGCTTGGGCTCTTCGTCCCCTTTGGGGACTATAGGGGTATTCCTTTCCTTTCCCTGTTCCTGCGTCGATTGGTCGTCGAGGGGTCGTCGAACGTTCGTCGAAGATTCGTCGAGCGCATATTGCTTGAGGCGAGAGGGTTGCGGACGGTCGACGCGTTGGTGTTTGCGGAAGTTGACGACGCGGCCGATGGGGCGTTCGGGGGTGCCGCCGAGGGTGATCCACTCGCTGCGCGAAAGCTCGTCGAGCATTCGTCGAACGTTCGACGAGTCTTCGCGGAAGAGGACGGCGCCGCGGATGTAGTCGGGGTCGGCACTGAAGTAGCCTTCGTCGTCGGCGAGGTTGAGGAGGCCGAGGGCGAGGATGCGGGTGTCGTAGGGCAGCCGGGACATGACGGGGTGCTGCCAGAATTCGGGTTTGATGGTGCGGATTCTCATTTGGGGCGGGTTTTCTTTTTGGTGCCGAAGTCGAGGGGTTTGCGGAAGGGGCTCTCCCAGGTGATGCCGCGGCGTTTGGCCCAGGCGTTGAGGGCGCGGTTCATGTTGGCGGCGTCGAAGTGCTGGTAGCCGATGGTGCCGGGTTCGAGTTCGAGGGTTTTGCCGTTCATTTTTTTCACGGGCGGCGGGTGGCGAGGCGGTCGAGGATGGTTTTCCAGCCGAGGTAGCCGACGAGCTGGTGTCGGCCGTTGTGTTCGCGGAGGACGTCGGGGGCGCGGGTGGCGCGGTTGGGCTTCGGGGCAATGGGATCAGGCTGTTTTGGCGTCATGTTCGTGCCTTTCGTGTTTGTCCATGGGGCGCCAACCGAGGTTGGTCAGGAGCCAGGTCATGAGTTTTTGCGATTCGTAGAAGCAGCCGGAGCAGAGGAAGCCGATGTCGGTGTGGAAACCGGCTTGCCGCGGGCACATGCAGCACCATTGAGGTTGATCGAAGTCTTTCATCGAAAGCGGGGCTGACTGCGGTGGGTCTTGGCTTCCCATTCGCCGTAGGGATTCAGATAGACATCGAACTGCTCACCCTGCCGGTAAAAGCCGGTGTCGCGGACGAGGACGGCGTGCTCTTGGCCGTGGATGGTGCAGGAGAGGCGTTTGCGGTTCGGGAGGTTGCGGGAGCGCAGCGCCGTGGCCATGATCGGGCCCGCCAATGCCGGAGCCCCCTCACCCGGCCGCCACTCTTCTTTTTTTTCGGGCTCGGCTACCGGAACACTCTCCGGCTCCGCGGGCGGCTGCTGGGCCTGCTGGCGGCGCTGGCGCAGCATCTCAGCGACCTTTGTGACTCCGGTGCGTGTCAGCACTTTGAGCCCCCCTTCTTTTTTGCTGTAGTCCGCTCCTTCGGTGAGGAGCCCTTCTTTTTCGGTGGTGTGCGTTTGCATAGAGGTTGACGCGCCGGCCGTCCCCCAAGACCGGCCGGACGCGCCTTGGCCCTTTGGCCAAAATTCTGTTTTTCGGTATCAATCACCCCTGGGGCATGCGCATCAGAAGCGACACCCCCTCCCCCCCCATCACCGGCACCACGGGCACCATCGACCGCGGACGGGGCCTCAGTGGTCCGGCAAGTGGCACGACCTGCCTCGGCGTCTCTGTTGTCAGTGGTCAGAACCTCTGATCCCAAATCAGAAGCGGGCGCCGGCGACGGTAGCGCCAGAGCGCCAGCCCTTTGCTCGGATGTTTCCCCGACAACACCGGTTGAAATCTCACCTTCGACCAGCTCAGCCTCGATCACCGGCAAGGAATCCACGAACGCCTTGACTTGGTCCGGCCGCACCTCGACACGCTCCACTCGGGACGTTGCTTCACCAGAAAGCAGCTGCATCTTGTCCAGCATGACGGCCGCCGTGATCGCTGCATCCTTGGCGGACTTCAGATCCGGCATGAGCTCCAGGACCTTCTCGACACCCAGCCGGGAAGCTTTCCTCAGATCCTTCAAAAGTTCTTTTCTTTCCTGCTCTACAGAAATGCCCTCACGCTCGCGGACCGCGCAAACCGTATTCCGAGACACTCCGAGCGCCCGCGCCGTGGCCGATATGCTCAGACCCTCGGCCGCCATCCGGACAATCGCCGCATATACTCCCGGCCGGTCCCGGTGCAGCCGCTCGCCGGTAAATTCTCCAGAGTCCGCAAGACGTTTCTCCGCCTCCTCTATCTCCGCAAAAAAAGAAAGAGCCGGGGCGGCCAGCTCCGCGGCCGTCGCCTCCTGGATCAGACTCGCGCCGCGCTTTGCCATCATGCCACCCGCAACCGTGGCCGCCGGCCGATCCGCCTCGCCTCGAGCCAAGCCACCGCGGCCGGTTCCGGGATTAGCGCCCGGGACCCAACCCGATAATGTTCGAGCTCCCCAGACGACAGCGCCGCCGTTATTGTTCGCCGGCTCAGCCCCAACCGGGCCCCAAGCTCGGCAATCGAAAACACCACCGGCAACCCCGCGGCCGCCGCTTTGCTTGCTTCTTGAGTAGCCATAAAAAAAAGAAAAAGGCCGGGCCCGATCAGGCCGGCCGCACGTGGCACGCCTCCGGGCTCATCTCATGCTCGGCGCAATACTGCACCAGGGCGCCGACCGCCGTGGCTGCATGCACCACTTGGCGCCAGGGCCCGGTGAGCGGGCAAAAGCCATAAACCATCCACCGCAACCGCGCCGCCCGCCGATCCGCGGACCGGCTCGCCCGGCGACGACGCACCGCGGCCGCCGTGCTCATGACCGGCGCCTCCGGCTTAGCTTCGTCAGCTCGTGACACACCCCGGCCAACCCGACCAGGAACCAACCGAGCAAAAATAAAATGACGGCCGAGTCGCTCACGCCGCGGCCTCCGGTTGAGCCTCGAGCGCCTCAGCGCGGCGCCTCTCGAGCTCATTGATGATGATAAGCCGGACGGCCGCGGATCGGCTTAAACACAGGCTTTCCGCGTGTTCGTCGATTCGCTTTATGACATCTTCCGGCACCTGCAGGGCAAGCACTTTGGTGGGCATGAGTCCAATTCCTACAGGAACCTGCAGGACACGCAAGAAAATTCTTGCAGGAATTTATATCGGTGTCACCATACCCCCATGAAACGCACGAAAAGCCCGCGGCGCGGGCACGGCCCGGGCAAGGGCTCCGTATTTATCTCCTGCACCATCCCCGAGGAATTTGACGCCGAGCTGCGCCGCTTGGCCGCGGCCTCGAACCTCACCCGCGCCGGCATGGCCCGGGAATGCATTCAGGACGCCGTGGCCCGCGGCCTCACCATCACCACCCACAAGAGCCACGCCGGAAAAATCATCGAGTATCCGCTTGACCACCCCGGAAACCCGACCGCCCGCGCCGCCGAAGATGCGGGAGCGTGATGCTACTTCGTGAGTATCAAAAAGCAAATATCGTCCGCGGACCCTGGCCCGGCAGCTGGTTTTGACCCGGGCAAAACACCCCCCAAAAAATAATTTGAAAAAACCCGTTGACAATTAGCGAGCGCACGCTAAATTTCCCAACGTAGCGAGGCAAAACGCCGAGCTCATCAAACCAAAACCCGGAAGATCCAACCGGGCAAACAAACGGGAGTATGACACAAATGCAAACGCAAGACAACACGATGACAGGGCCGGCGGTCTACGTCGGCACGTATAGCAAATACAACCGCGGCAGCCTCGGCGGCCGCTGGGTCGAGCTCGAACAATTCGCCGGCGACCGCGAAGGCTTCCTGGCTCACTGCGCCGAGATCCACGCCGACGAGCACGACCCCGAGCTCATGTTTCAAGACTTCCAGGGCTTCCCCCGGGAATTCTACGGCGAGAGCTGCCTGCCCGAGCGCCTGTTTGAGTGGCTCGAGATGACCGAAGACGACCGCGAATTGCTGGCCCGCTACGTCGACGCCACCGGCGACGACGACGCCGAGCTCCGCGACGCTCAAGACCGCTACGCCGGCACCTACCGCGACGGCGCCGAGTTTGCCGAAGCCATGGCCGAAGAATGGGGCTGCATCCCCAAAGACCTGCCCGCCTGGATCTCGATTGACTGGGAGCACAGCTGGGAAGGCGGCTTGCGCTTCGACTACTCGACCAGCGACCACAACGGCGAAACCTGGTTCTTTCACAACTAACCCGGAGGCACCGACCATGACCACGCTGACAAAACCCGTCACCCGCAAAGCCCGCACCACACCGGCCGCCCATGGCGTCCGGCCCGAGCTCGTCATCTCGCTGCATCCCGGCGGCATTATCGGCATCCGCGAAGCCGGCCGCCGCGACGCCTCCGGCATCATGTTCGAGGCCGCCCGGCTCTACGTCGACGGCATCCGCGCCAAGGCCGCCAAGCTCCGCGAAGAAAAACGCAGAGCCCGCGCCGCCAAGCGCCGCCGCTGACCGCCCGACACCGGCGCCGCCTCGAGCGACGCCGGCACGGACGGCCACCAGGTCGACCACACAACAACAACCGAACCCGGGAAGATCCGACCCGGCCAAAAACGGGAGCAAACACAATGCACAACAACAACCACCTGCCCGGCCCTTGGGCTGTTGGCGACGATCACAGCATAGAATCACCCACGCCCGGAGGCGGGTGCGTCGTCGTCATCGGCCGGCACAAAATCCTCGGCTATACCGGCGAACAAGCAGCCGCAAACGCCCGCCTCATCGCCGCAGCGCCTTGCATGCTGCTCGCCCTCACCATCGCCCGGGCGCACATCCGCCGCGCCCTCGACGAGATCCCCGAGAACGACGGCCACCTCGCCGGCGCCCTCGCCGTCATCGGCGACGCCATCACCAAAGCCACCGGAGGCGACTTCGAATGAACGCCGCCACCATCACCCCCGCCGCCGAGCTCGAGCTCATCCGCCAGGCCTTCGACATCGGCCACCGCGACGGCACGCACGCCGGCGAGCGTAGCGCCGCCAAGCTCTTCACCGGCGACGACGCCGACCAGCTGGCCCGCCAATGCCTCGAGGACGTCGCCGACGGCAGCCCGGAGCTCTGGCAGCTCATGCCCGATCCGTGCACCGACGAAGACGCCTGGAGCCTCATTTATGACGCCGGCCACGACGTCACCGAGGCTTCCGCCGAGCTCGCCGACAACATCGCCGGCAGCTATGCCGACGGCTACGGCGCCGGCTGGGCCGCCCACATGAAACGGCATGCCGAGCTACACCTCGCGCTGTTCGCCGACTTCGAAACCGTCCCCCATTGACCGCCGCACCCCGGCGCCGGATACTCCCGGCGCCGGCAGCGGCCGCCAAACCATGAGCCACCAAGACGCAAAACAAATCGCCCGCGACGTCGTCCGGGACCTCCTAAGCAAACACCCGCCCGGGCTCGTCGCCATGATCCTCGATCAGCTCAAGATCATCCGCCGAGCCACCAAGGATCTCACCATTTACGCACCAACCGAAGGAAAGCAGACGCATGAAACGCAAAACACCCGGCACCCCTAACGCCCCCGACACCTGCCCCCATTGCGGCGCCTCGATTAACGCCGCGTCCCTCCTCGCCAAACGTCCCAGCCCCGCCCGCGCCGCCGCCGCCCGCCGCGCCGCCACCTTCCCGCGCCCTAACCGCAGGAAAGCAGAAGCATAAAACTTCCGCAGCCCGGCACCCCTTACTTGCCAGGCCCCGCCGGATCATCACGCATCATTAGATGCCCCCCGGCAAACGCGCAGCCCAAGCACGCGACAAACCCCAGCACCCACGGCCAACCCGCCACCGCCGCCGCGAAAATCCCGCGGCCCCATTCCAGCTTCCCCTGGTAATCCCACGTCGCAAACACCGACGGCCCTTGCCACGTCGCACCCAGCACCCCCGACATAAACGCACAAGCCAGCGCACCATAACACCCCACCGCCAGCAACACCCACGCAAGCGCCTTCATCAATTCCACTTCGCCAGGCGAAGCCCCATCCACTGATTCACCGCCGCCGCCGGCTGCTCACCCCGCCGCGTCGACCGCACCGACAGCTCCCCCAGCGTCGCATAAGCCCCGCCGCGAAACCGGCGCGGCGTCATCCCCACCGTTGCCAAATCAAAACACCACTCCGCCACATTCCCACTCATGTCATACAGCCCCAACTCATTCCCCAGCCGCGTCCCCACCCGTTGAGCCGACCCCGCATTCATCGAATACCAAGCCACCGCGCCCACCTCATTCGACCCCGCATACGTATATCCGCCGCTCTTCGTCCCGCCTCGAGCCGCCCACTCCCACTCCCGCTCACTTGGCAACCTCCACCCATTCCCGCCCACCATCGCCACGTCATCCCGCACCCCCGACCGATACACCGCGCCGCCCACCTGATACACCGGCGACAACCCCGACCACTCCGACAACGCATTGCACCACTTCACCGCATCATGCCAAGTGATCCCGCCCACCGGAAAATCATCCCCCGCATACGACCCCGCGCCAATGTCATAACCATTCGCCGCCGCCCACACCCGCACCGGCGCCCATTGCGAACCCTTCACCTCATACCGCGTTATGACAAACCCGTCGATCCACCCCGACCCGAACCACGCCGACTGCACCCCTCCATCCACCGTCACCCCATCGAACACCGGCAGCGGCGTCGGTGACGGCGACGGACTCGGCGACGGCGTAGGCTCCGCCACCTCCGTCACCTCGCCCCGCATCCGGAAAAACCCCGCATCATTTGTCACCCTTCCCGCCTTCACCTGCCCATTCTGCAACATCCCCACCTCGATCACGACCGGCACCCACGGCCCACCCGGCTCATCCGCCCGCTCCAACCCCACCACCACCTCCACCTGCTTCCCCACAACCGCGACCGCCGACCCGACAACCAAGAACCAGACAAGATACTGCGCTTTCATGGCCCGAAACTAAGCCCCGGCCGCGCCTCCAGCCAAGGCCGAATATCCAACAGCATCCGCTCCGGCACCGGCTCACCCCGCTGAAGCCGCCGCCACACATGCGCCCCCGTCGGCGTATCCGTCGCCCGGATCACCACCGAGGGCCCCACCGGCAGCCCCTCCTCCGAAGTCCGCACCCGCACCGCGATCGGCGCCACCCCCACATACTCATTATTCCGCTCGATATACGCCCCCCGCGGAATCGTCTGCACCAGCACATCCCGAAAATACTCCACCTCCGGCACCGGCTCAGGTTCCGGTCCCGTGGCACAACCCACCACCGCCGCCGCGACTACAGCGGCGCCGGCTCGTGCACAAGCGCGTGATAATGCTTCCATGTTGTCTTGATGTCCCCGTGACGCAGCAACCGACTCGCCACCTCGATTCCATCCCGCATCGCAATCTCCGCGCCGAACTGCTTCCGCAACTCATACGCCCCCTTCGTCCGCTCCGGAATAAACGGACGCACAAACGCATTGATCGTCCGGTGCGTCAACGCATGAGCATCCGTAGGATTCGCCCGCGGTATGACAAACTCCCCATCCCGCCCCAGTGCCCGCCGCAACTGAGCCAATAAACGCAACCGCACCGGCACCTCCCCGCTCCGCCCCTTCGGCTTCCACCACGAACCATCCGGCAACCGCCGCCGCACCAACTGCAAAAGCGGCGACCGCTTCCCCTTCACCACCCAATCCCGACGAAGCGCCGCCACCTCCACATTCCGCAGCCCGCAATACCGCATCAACGCCCACACCGCCCAGACTCTACGCTCCTCCAGGTCCGCCGACGTCCGCAACCTCTCCGCCGCCGCATCCATCTCCTTCAACGTCGCCGCCGGAATCAAAGTGAACCCCTCAAACTCCTCCTCATCATCCTTCGTCTCCACCCGCACCTTACGAAGCTCCGACACATCCGGCATCACGAGCTTCGCATCCCGATACCAATCCATCGCAACAGGCTGGAACATCGCCAGGATCTGCCGCGCCGTAGACTTCCGCCCCTCCGGCGACCCCGGCCAAGCCCGCAAATAACTCCGCAACTCCGAAGCCGAGCACCGCGTCATCGCCACCGCATCCTCATCCCCACCCGCAAACGACCGCACCCACTTACGCAGCGTCGACACATTATTCCGACGTGTCGAAGCCTCCGACATCTGCAACCAAACTTTACAAATATCCCCGACCGACGCATACCCCGGCCGCGCCATCGTCTCCCGCGCATCGCCCCCGGCCAGCAGCTGCTTGGCAATAATCTTCGCTTGCGCCAGCGCCAACTTCTTGTCAGAGTGTCCAGTCGATCGGTTATGACGCTTACCATGCACCAGCACCCGGTAATACCAACAATTACTGTCCTTCGGTTTATACACCGACACCTCGCCATGCTTACGCTGACGCCGAGCCACTTTCTGTGCCACTTCCATACGCGCAGCATCGCTCACGTGTGCGCATCTTGCAAGAGAAATCTTTCCTCGAAATCAGAAATCTTAACAGAGGCCCTTGGCCCGCTGCTAAGAACTTATAAGAGATTTTGCGGCCATAGCTCAATTGGATAGAGCATCTGACTACGGACCGCTGGTTTCTCTCTGTCGGATTGGCACTCAGGCCAGTTACCGTGCCACTTGGCGCCGACGCGCCACTCTTCAGAACCTTCTTTGCAGGTAGTCCGCGGCCCTTTGTTCCGGCGGCGCCACCGGAATCTGCCCTACCAGCTCGAGCGCCTGGTCGAGCAGCCGGATCTCATCCTTGTTGCCCATGAGCACGGATTGCGTGCGGATCGTGGCGGCCCGGCGCAGGTTCCGCTCGAGCGCGAAGTTACCGGCCAGCGCCGCCGTCTTGCCGAGCGCCTGGATGTCGTCGATTTGCCGCAGGTTTTGCCGCAGCCCTTGGAGATAGCTCAGCTGCATTTGCAAGCGCACCAAGTCCTCCGACCCCAGCTTGTCCGCCGGATACTCCGGATTCCCGTCTCGGTCGAACGCCGCCAGCACGCCATACCCCTTCGCATTGAGCCGCGTATTGAGCAGCCGCAGCTTGCCCTCCACCTCGTCCGCATTGCGCATCGCTTGGCTGCCGAACCCGATCGGATCGCGGACAAAAAGCCGCCCCACGAACGGCACATCCGCCGCCTCCTGCATCGGCCGTCCGCCGTCCATCGCCTCGAGCATCCGCACCGTCTCATCCGCCTGCCGCGAGATCGCTTGCTGCGTGATATACTGCAACTTCGCCGGCGAGTAGTTAAACATCTGCCCGATCTTCCGGTAAAACTCCGGCGTCGTGCTGTAGTATTGCTCGCTCGGCGGGAGATTCACCATCCACGGCGACACGATATTGCGCTGCCGGTAGTTCGACCAATTCATCCCCGCCTCCATCAACGTCGCCAGTTGCGGCCCGAAGAATTGTATCGGCGAGCCCGGGTCCCCGATCCGCTTCAGCAACATCATCGCCGTCTTGTCCGCGTCCTCCACCGGCCGGCTCAACAGATCATCCATCACCGCGTTGTAGACCACCGAGCCCATCACGCCCTCCGGTCCGTAGGGGAACGGAATGCTGAAGCCATTGATGTCCATGAAATTCATCCGATCCTCCACCGGCCGTTGCCGCTCACGGTCCCGGTCCTCCCGGCGCATCATGAGATACGAAGCCACGGCGGCGCCGCCGAAGATCATTGGCATCATCACGAGCAGCCGCGTCCAAGCCGTCCCCCGCACGCCCGGGTCCGGATCGCTCAGCTTCTGCACCGCATTGCGCACGCCCTGGAACATCGGATTGAGGAACCCCGGAATGTTCATGATGATCCGCGCATCGGCCACGCCAGGGTGCTCGTTGAATTGCCCCGCCGCCGTCCAATACTTTATCAGCGCCTCCTCATCGGTCCCGCCGCGGCGCAGCACCGACACCGCCGCGCCCTCGCGTCCCGCCGTCTCGAAAAACTCCGCCAACGCCGGCCCCGTGAGTCCCACGGCCGAGCCGACCACGGCACCGACCGCCGCACCCACCGGACCGCCCACGACAAATCCTACGCCGGCGCCCGGCGCGACGAGATTCATAACATCCCCCAGCTTCCACAACGGGAAGAGCCAGTTGCTCGGCTGCAACACCGTCGCCAGGATTTTCACCACCGGGTCCTTCGCCTGGCTCACGTAGAATCCTTGCGAGAACCACTGCCACACCGCCCCGTGCCGGATCGCATTCACCAGCTCCGTCTCGCTCGGTTCCACCCGACTCAGCAGCAGCCCCTCCGAGAACACCTGCGGATATTTCTTCGTGAACTTATTCATCGTCCCCAGGATATGCGTCCCCCCGGGAATCCAGGCGATCGGGTCCGGATTCAGAATCGTCTGCGTGAAAATGTCGCGGAACAGATTTCGTATGGCAAACACCGGCCCCTGCGTGATCTGCCGCTTCCAATTCTGTGTCATAGGCCCCAGCGCCCAGCTCAAGAACCGCCCCGCCTTGCTCGCCACCTGCGGATTGGCAAACATCCCGAAGATCGCCGGATCGCCCAGCTGGTAATACTCCCGCTGCCCGTCCCGCAGCAACGACACCACATTCACATCCTCCGGCTTCACCGGCCGCCAGATATCCTTGAAATTCCACGACAGATTGATGTCATCCGGCGTCAGGTCCGGCCGGAAACCCAGGAGCGGCTCCATCTGATCCGCCACCGCCTCGAGCACCCACGGCTTCACCTCATCGGCACTCACCGAAGCCACCGCCTTCATCGGCATTTTCAGCTGCACGATCGCCGAGCCCGCAATACTCCGGGCGTCGATCGGTAGCGACTTATCCGTCGCCACCCGCTTCATCGAATCCACCAGCGTCAGCCCAAACCGATTCCAGTAATACGCCTCGAACGCCGTCCGCACCCGCTCCTCCGTCACCTCGTCGATTTGCCGGATCGCCTCGCCCGAACCCCGTGCCCGGTAAAGCCCCGTCTGCATCTCGCCGCCGCCCTTGCCCGCCCGGCCGCGTCCCTCCTGCATCACCCGCGGCAAAGGCCAGTAAGTATCCCGCGCCCCCGTGATCCGGTCCCGCTCGCCCGGCTTCAGCAACCGGCCGAAATCCTTCAAGTCCAACACCGCATCATGGAACGCCGACTGCTCGGCAAACAGCGCATCGAAATCCTTAATCTCCGTCCGCGCCGTCGTCACGATCGCCTCGAGATCCGCCGGCGTCACGCCCTCCCGCATGCCAGGGTATTCCAGCTTATTCTTCTTCCACCGCTCCAAAGACTCCAGCGCCCAGGCCGCTTCGTCGAATTGCCCCAGCTGCTTCGCCGGCACCTTCCGCCGCAGATCCCGCCACGTCGCCTTGGTGAAATACGTGAACTTCCCATCCGGCCCCACCGCCCGCAGCCCCTTGCTTCCGCTTTGCCCGCTGATCGCCAGCTGCGTCTCCGCCCCGATCGAGAGGATCATATTGTAGGCCGACAAGAGCGGCGTGAGATTCTTCTTCTCCACCGCCCGCATCTTGGCGATCGCCTGGTCGCGGGTCATCCCCACCTCCTTGCGTTGCTTGAGGATCGCCCGCCGGATCGTCCGGTCGAGCTTCGACACCGGCGCCCCGCTCGAGAGCCCGGCCACCGCATTCTCACCCATCCGGATCAATCCCCCGATCGTCTCGCTCGCATTCGGTTTGAGATTCGCCTGCGCGTTGAACATCGCCCACCGCTCCGCCACCGGCTTCTGCTGGAACGCATGCACCGCCCGGGCGCCATCCCGCAGCGCCTTCGCCATGCCAGGATAAAACTGCTCCGCCACCGCCGACAGCGCCGGCGTCACCTTGAGATTCTGCACCGCCGACGGGTCCGTCATCAGCAGCCGCGTCCATTCCGCCACGCCCTCGCCGATCCGGTAAGACTGCGCCTGCTCCGGCGTCAGCCCCGCCGGCGGATCGCTCGCCATACTCCCCGGCCGTTGCGTCAGCCCGATCAACTCCGTCGCGTGAGCCTTGAAGAAATCCGGCACCCGCGCCCGCACCAGGTATTCCAGCCCGTGCCCCGCCTCATGGAAATTGATCTGGCTCTGCGTGTCCCGCGTGAACGCCATGTGATGCGCCGGCTTGTAATGCGCCGGATGCACCTTCGAAGTCTGCGACCGCGACTTCCGCATCTCCACCCGCACCGCCCGGTTCACGTGATCCACGATCGTCCGGAAACCCCACCGCTGCCCCCGCTTGAAATTCTGGATGCCCTTGATGAGTCGCCGTCCCTCGCTCGTCTCGCCCGCTTGCAACACCCAATCCGGCGGCCCCATCGCCGCCATCCCCACCGGCACCGCACCCGGCGGCACCTTCGCCCCGCCACCGGAACGCACCTCCGGCGGAGGCGTAAGAGGGTCGGATGAAATTGTTGGCGTAGTCGTTACTGACACCTCTGCTGGGTCAACAGCAATCGGGCCTTTTCCAAAATCCACATACAGCAAATTGGCTGCACTGTCGTAATCCTCGACGTATCCCACCAAGCCCTTTGTTGCTGACGCATCTTGCTCTGCCAGTGGATTGTCCTCTATGCGCCGGCGGGCCTTGACATATCGTCCGACCAATTGAAATCCGTTTTCGTTTTGCCCAAACAAATCCCCCTGCCCCGGCGCCGGCCGCCGACCTCGCAGCTCCGCGGGCAACTCGTCGATCGCACCCACCCGGCCATCGCCGTAGGCATACATCGGTTTGCCCGAGCGCAACCGTTGCTCGAGCAGCTCGAAGAGATCGGCCTCCGTCTCCACCTTGAATCCCTCCGCCTGCAACGCCATCACCACGCGGTCCACATCATCCGCATCCTTGCGGAACAGATCCCTGGCTTGCTTGATCCCCAGGTCCCGCGAGCCCCGCGCCATCTCCTGCAACCGCTTCAGCTCGCCACCCCACACCGCCTTGTTCTTGCCCTTGGCCGCCGTCGGCAGCCCGCCCGCCATGCGGATCGCCTCGAGCAAATCGACGCCGCCCTGGCGCATACTCTCCGCCGCCTCCCGCTCCTGCCCCTGCACATACTTGCCCCACGCATCGAAGCTCGCCTGGTCAAACACCGCCAGCCCCGTCTCCTCGTCCCGCACGTAATACGGCACCCGCATCTCGTAGAGATCCAGCGCCGCCGCGGACACCGGCTCGTTGTTATTGATCGCCTCGCGGACGATCCGGAAATGTTCGTTGAAGAGCTCCGTCGTCGCGTCCGGGTTGAAATCCATGTCGATTCCCCGCTCCGTCCCCACCGTTGCGGCGAAATCATCCGGCGTCATCATCGCCGGCGTCATCGGCGGAGGCGGCACGATCGTCTCGCCCGTCGGCAAGACATTGACCGGCGCTGTCCGCGGCACCGGCGCCGCCGTCTCCCCGGCAGGGACCGCTGGCCCAGCGGTCCGCCGCTGTTGCGCCAACGCCTGGGCCGCCCGCAGCGCACCCTCCGGCAAACGCTCCGGCACCGTGAACGGCACCCGTGCCGTGGCTCGTCCCGCCGACGGCATGAATCCCGCCACCGACGTCACCGGCACCTCGACCTCGATCGGTCCGGTCCGCACGCCCCCGGCCGCATCCATGCGGGCAATCTCCGCCCGCACCGCGGGCCCCGCCGCCTTGGCCAGCTCCGTCTCCGCCGCCGAAAGTTTCATTCCCGACTTCATCTTCATCGCCACCGCGGCCAGATCCCGCTGCGTCGCCATCCGGTTATTGATAAAGAACCCGCCCATGAGAGCGCCTGCCCCCGCCGCCGTGGCAAACCCTCCCGGCGTGATCTCCTCTCCCCGCACCGCCGCGTCGATCGGATACGCCACCACACCGGTGCCCGCACCCGCCGCCGCCGCCGCACCCGCCTGACGCGCCGCCGCCGGCAACCCGCCCGCGCCCTGCGCCGTCGTGATGAGCCCCCGGGCGCCCTGCGCCAACGACACCGGCAACGCCACCGCCGCCATGCTCAGCTCCCCGCCCTGCGTGTATTGCGGATACAACTCCGCCGCCTGCATCACATTGTCATACTGCTCAAAATGTTTCCCGAGCTGCTTGTAAAGAGCGTCATAGCCCGCCCCCGCCGCAATACCCCCGCCGATACCGCCTACCACACCGCCGGCCGCGGCGCCCACGGCGGCACCCACCGGACCACCCAGCGCCGTCCCCGCCGCTGCGCCCAGCGCCGCGCCCCCCTGCGCCCCGCCCACCGCGCCCAGCGTCATCGCCCCGCCGCGTCCGGCCCCTTGTAAAAATGCCAACAACCGCGGATCTTGCTGCGCCTTCTGCTCCAGCTTCCGCCGGTCCTCCACCACCTTGAAAATTTCCCCCTGCGCCGCCTTGATCTTCTCGTAATTCGCCTGCGGCAGCAGCCCGCTTTCAAACGCCCGCTGCACTCCCTCCGTGAACCGCTCCGGCGACGAAGTATCGAAGACAATCTGCCCGCCCTCCGGCACCAGGCGAGGCGCCTGGCGCAACGGATCAGTCGCCATCGGCCCCGTCGAAGGATCGACCACCAGCTTCCCGGTGAACTTAAACGGCGCATCCCCCTCCTCGAACTTCACATCCGTCCCATCCCCCGCTTCCGGCGTCGTCACCGGCGGAGGCGTCTCCTTCTTGTCGTCCATCACCGCCTTGGCCAGCGCCGCCTCTTGTCCCCCGAACGAAAGATTCAAAGGCTTCGCCGCCGGCTCGGTCGTCAACGGCGTCACATTCGAGAAATCAAACCCCTCCGGCACTCCCTGCTCCGCGCTCCCTGCTCCCCGCTCTTGCACCGCCGTCACCTGCGAGAAATCAAACCCCTCCACCGCCGGAACGACCGGCGGCAGCGGTTCATCCGCTTGCGGTAGGGCGGGACCTCCGGGCCCGCCGTCTTTCGTCGGCAACGGCGGCTCGCCATTCTCATCGAGCACCGCCTGCACATTTGGTTCGATCGCGCCCGGCATCGGTTGCTCCAGCGGCGCCAGGACCGGCGCCGGCTCCGGCGCGATATCCACCTCCGACGGCGTCACCGGACCGTCCGGCCACCGGGCTGAATTCGATTCCTCGAGGATACGACGTTGCTCCTCCTCCGGATCAAACGCCCGGGGGCGGATCGGCGTCACCACCGAGAAATCGAAACCGGCCATTTGCGACATGGCGGTATCTTAGCGTATCGAGAAAGGCCGCCCCTGGGCGTCCGCATAATCCCCCGGCGGCAGATCCTTCCCACTCATCTGCTTGAACTGCGCCGCCGAAAACACCGCCGGCGTCGGCGCCGGAGTCGGAGCATTCGTCGCCGCGGCAGGTGTCGGTTCGGGGGTCGGAGCGGGAGTCGGTGCGGGCTTACCCGAGCCAGGCATCCAGCTCGCCAACCAAGATCCAATCCCCCCGCCCTGCGGTTCCTGCGGAGCCACCCCACCCTCGCCCATCACCGTCATAAGATCCTCAAACCGCGAAGACTTCGGGTCCACCTTGATCGGCTTGCCCGTCACCTTATTGGTCACGGCCGCCGCGGTCGTCCCCTCGATAGCAAACAGATTGCCCTCCGCATCCGGCTTATAAACCGTTTTCGGTTGAGCATCTCGCATCAGCGTCGCGGAATTGGCCGACGACATAAACGCCGGCACCACCTCCTGCGTGATCGAATTTGTCACCGGAACGATGGCCGGCTGGTAGCTGCCACCGCCCTTTGTTTGGCTTTGCCAGACTCGAAGGTAAGCATCCCGCTCCTTTGGCGACAAATCGACATACTCTGCATCCGGCGAGACTTGTCCGGACGCCACCAATGTTTGCTTCAACCAAGGGCCAAAGGCTTGGATTGTGTCAGCCATAGTCGTTACGATCCGAATGGCACCCGCACCATTCCGTTGCCGCCGCCACCACCGGAACCCGGCGAGCCACCACCGCCCATCTGCTTGTTGACGATCTGCTGGCTCATGAGAGAGCGCCCGGTGTTTTGCATGCCGATGATGGAGTCGCCGATCATGGCTTGTTGGCGTGGGTTTTCGTTGAGGAAGCCTTTGATCCATTCCGGATCGAATCCCAACTGCGACCCGTGCCGCTTCATAAAGTCGCCGTAAGCCGTCCCCTTCGCCTCGAGGGCTTTGTTGTTGGCGTAGGCGTTGACGAAGCTGGCGATCACGCTGTCATCCGCGCCGCCGCTGCGGCCGCCGTCACCGCCACCACCGCCTTGCATGGCCATGGCCGCGCCGGCCGGTCCGCCCATGGCGAAGCCGGCGGCCGCTTGTCCGGCCTTGCGGATCGTGCCGCCGACGTGCTCGCCGAGCTGCTCATACATTTGTTGGTTGGCTTGGGCCGCGCCGAGGGCGCCCTTGGCGAGATACTCGCCGCTTTGGTCATAGACTCCGGGGTTGTAGGCAAACATAGTTTTTCTCCTTCGATTAAGCCGCTTTGGCTTGGGTTAATTCTTGGGCCAAGGCCGCGCCGATCACGGCGGGCTTGATCGCCAGGCGCTTCTTGCCCTTCACGGTGCGTTCTTCCACCGCTTCCGGCAGCACCTTCTGCACATCCTGCGCCATAAAGCCGACACGCTTTTCGTCGTCGCCCTTGTATTTGAACTCGTAGGCCGTCAGCCCCAGCACCTTGCCGGCCTTGCCGAGCGGCTTGATGTCCTTCTTCATCCGCTTGTCCGAGAAGATCGACGAACCAATGTTGCCGATCATGTTCATCATCCCGGCCTGGCGCATGGCATTGGCCTGCATGTTCGCGCCTTGCACCGCCGCATTGTTGTTCTGCCAAGAGTTATACATCGAGCCTTGGAGGTTCCGGTTGAAAGACTCCACGTTCCCCGCCTGGTTCACGGCATTGTTGAACGTGTTGCCGATGAGCTGCGTGCCGGTGCCCATGGTCGCCTGGCCCAGGCCGAACGCCGGGTTGAGTCCGCGGGCAAAGGGATCGAGCGCCCCGTAGCCTTCGGCCAG